TAACGTTGGCGGCATTAAGCTCACCATGGGTATTAAATATATTTGACATGGTAACCTCCTAAATTAACCCTTGATTTCCTAAGAAATAAATAACGTACTCTTCAGCTTCTGTACTGTAAGCAGAACCATAAGCTCTTGTGTCAGAAGTTGCAGAACCATCAGAAACTGAACCGCCAGTAGCAGCCAAGTTAAGTGGTGTAGAAACTAAAGATGAATCTTTCATCCATCCAGCGTAAGTTGCAATTTGGTCAGACTTAACATCACTTCCGTTTTGTCCGCCTCTTTCGTAACTTATAGTTACATCAGTAGTTGTAGCAACATAAAGTAAACCTGTAGATTGTTGAGCAAATACTGCAGAGTTTACTGCTGTAGCTGTAGTTATAGTAGCTGCAGTAAATGTAAGTTCTGTTGTTCCGTTGAAAACATCAATGTCGTCAGTAGAAGTAGCTGTAGCAAGAGCATCACCGTTAACAGCATAAAGCCCAGGTGCGTGCCATACAGTAACTTTGCCAGATGCTTTGTCAGTCGAAGGACCGATAACAACAGCTCCACCAGCTGTTACTGCACCCATGTTCAAAGGAACATTAACGCCTTTACCAGCATTTTGTCCAATTTGAGTTCCAAATTGAGTTCCATAACCAGCAGAACCATCGTCAGCAAGTCCACAAAGTGAACCGTTTTGAAAAGTGTTAAGTCCGAAAGCAAGCTGAGTAGCATCAGCGGCTCCAAAAGGACCTACTTGAGAAACATCCGCAGCGGCTGGATCATCAGCATCAGTAGCGAGAGAAACACACTCTCCACCAACAAGTGTGGTGTCTGATGCTAAGTCAAATTGACCCAAAGGACGCAAGGATGGATTTAATAATTTTAAAGCCATTTTAAATCTCCTATAATAGATAAGCTTTTTTAATATATAGAACATATATTAAATATTATATAATTTTACTAAAATTTTAATTGAGTTAAAAGTTATTACCAGTAGTCTTTTTATTGACTATATTTTTTATTGTATTTAACCTTTCAACTCCATTTTCTACCAATCCACCTTGTCCCATAGCATCGGCAACGTAGGTTGAATTAGGGTGAGCTTGAGCCATAATATGCTCTTCCTCATAAAAAAAGTCCATCAAATCCTTTCTCTTTGTAGGTTTATAATCTATTTTTTTATCATATTCTGAAGCCATTTCTTTATAGAACGCCTTCATATAAGCATCATTATTGAGACCCTTAACGGCATCTCTATAAAATGTATCTGAGTACTTGTCTGCTTTTTTACTAAATTTCATAGCATCTTCTTCTTTATTATTAATAGAAGAAGCTTCTTTCTTTAATTTTTTGTCACAAATTGCAACTTCTTTTATGTATTTCTTTTTTAAATCAGATATGTTTTTATATCCGCTTTTTGTTTCTGGATTAAAAGGCCCTTTAAAATATCTGTCAGGGTCCTTATTTAATTCATTTATTAAGGTGGATATATCTTGAGCCTCTTTACCCTTACATCTTTGAAGGTGATTAATTAAAGCTGTTGGATTGTTTTTTATGTTTACTACAAAAGACTCTATATCACTTCTGTCAACAGCATTTATTTTAGCATTAACTGTAGCTCTTTCTGCAGCATTAAAAAGTATATTTCCTGATTGTATTAAAACTGGTATTGCAGCAATATCTCTTAAGATACCTGAAGCAAAAGGTAGTTGTGTGTCAACATACCTTCTGGTTTTTCTAAAAAACTCTTCGCTTATACCTGTTCTAGATCTTCTTTGTGGCATACCATAGCCTTGAGCTTCTTTTAGTATACTTTTGTTTATTTTATCTAGCCTACTCTTCTTGCTCATTTCTGGAGTCCTTAAGTTCTTGTATTGTTCTTTCTATTTCGTACAAAGATACAGTGTCATCTTCTGCTTCAGCAATTTCTGCCAAATCATTAAGATGCTCTATTGTTTCATTAAAAATATCTTCTTCTGATTTGCTTTCAACTTCTTCTGCAGCTTCTTCCATGTCGTCAGCAAGGTTTAACTTATTTACAGCTTGACCTAAGCCTTCAATTGCCTTAGTCGCATTTGCCGCATCCGTAGTCACTTGATTTAGCTTGCTATCTTGAGCTTCTTTGTTTAAGTTCATGTTTTGTTGCATTTTAACTAAAGCGTTGTATTTTTCAAGAATCATTTTTTCATATTCTCTTATAACTTCAGAGTTATTATAGTGATTTCTATCTTCTTTTGACCATTTTGTCATTTCGTCTCCTGATTCATTAATTTAAAAAAAATTAATATATTTAAAGTAACATAAACTCTAATGTTGATATAGCTGCAGTTGGAGGCCCAGTACAGATTGCTACACCTGGATGTGTATCAGTAGGTTGTTTTGATGTAAGCTTTCCATCCAAACCTATATAAAGAGTTGCATTTACAGGAAAAACTTGAGTTGTATCAAACTGATCTGTTGCAAAGATTCCTCTTTGGTAATGAATCGTTATTCTTCCAGAGCCAAAAGTAGAATCATCTCCAGGTTTGTTCGCTACGCTGTAAACATAATTACAAATAACTCTAAAACTGTCGTTTGTACCATCTCCAGAGCTGTCATAATTCAACTCAGTTCCAGAAGGTACAGTTAAAACTCCATTAACATTATTTAAAATAACGCCAACTGTAGATGTAAAAGACTTCTCATTTATATTAGGGTATTCCAAAACACCAGTCAAATCTTCTTGTGAAATCAACCTGCCATCAGGGCCAGTTGTAGGGTTGCTTACTGGGATTATTACAATCTCATCAATCTGCGACTTAGTAAAAGCGTTAGATCTTATATCATCAATAATGCCCAATGGAGCCGTTCCATCTGAAACTGTTGCAACAATATCGTTACCAATAAGACCTAACTGAGCAAACATTCCAGGTTGAAACTCTGAAGTTGGGTCTACTGGCAGTGAAATAGGTTGAGAATTACCTGAGTGGATTACCTTTAGCATTTAAACTCCTAACTATATAAAACTTTATTATTAGCAAAAAAGGAGGGATAAAATCCCTCCTTTATTATACTCTTATTTTTTAAAGATGTTTTTTAAAATTAAGATTTAGCAATTTTAGATGCAGTTTTGATAACTTCAACTGCTGCTTTTTTATTGCCTTTTTCGCTAAGTCTTGAAGCCATCTTTTCTAGCTCATTTAGAATTTCTTCTTTTTCACTAGAAACTTTGCTTTTAAGGGCAGCTTCTTTTCTTAGGTCACTACTAATTGACAAGGCGGTAGCCTCAACAACATCTGCAGCAAAATCCTCACCTTTTCTTCTTAAAGATCCAGCAATCTTTCCTAAGCCTTTCATAAGCTCAACAGACTCTTTGTCCATAGTAAAGTCACCGAATCCAAATTCTCCAAATTCTGTAACTTCATCATGATCTTTAGCGTCATCTTCATCTTTTGCACAATCACATGCGGCATCTTCAGCTTTATTGTCTTGATCTTCAACAGCATCTTCAGCTTTATTGTCTTGATCTATAATCATATCTTTCATATCATTCTCAAGACTATCTGATGCGTCATCAGTCACGCAGCTAGCGTCATCGTTGCAATGTTCTTGATCTTCGTGATTCATAGCTTTCTTTTCAAGTTTCTTATTTAAAAGATCTTGAAATATTTTAGCTAATTCGTCACCTGAGTTTTTACTTATAAACATGTTATCTCCTATTTATCCCACAATGATGAAAGAACATTAGCGTTAACTTTCATTGACTTTGTTTGTTGTGGTTCTTCGTTAATTCCAACATTTATTCCACCTAAATTAGATGCAACTTTAATGTTAGCTACTGGTTTCATATTTGCGATAGATCTCTTGAAAGATTCGAAAGCTCTATTATCAAATTGAATAATTTCATCAACTTGTCTGTCCAATGCAGTTTTAGTTCCAGCGATCAAGCCTTTCTTTTGCATATCAATAGCAACGTCATAAGCTCTTCTTAATTTAACTTTAAACCTTTCTTTGTCTTCAGTTGCAGTTTTCTCAGAAATGCTTTGAGTTAATTTAGACTTAATTCTATCCATAGAAGTTTCTTCAGCTTCTTTCTTGACTTCGTCTAAAGATGCTTCTTTTTCAATAGTTTTTTCAGACTTTACTTCTTCTATTTTTTGCTCAGCTTGCTTAAGTAGTTGTTCTCTTTTGTTTTTTCTTAACAAAATAGCTTCTGCGATTAAGTCACTGTGATCAGAGTCAGCAGCACCATCATCTTCAGCAAAACCCAAGCTTGCATCATAATTGTCTTCAAGATCATTAACAGGTACTTCGATTTCATCTAAAACAGTTACATCTTCCATTGCTCTTTTTTCTAATGTGGGAATTATTGTCTTAGCCAATCTAACGGAAGCTCTTGCTTCTCCTATGATCTCATCAGAATCCTTAACTGCTTCGTTTGCAAGCTTTTGGAATCTTTTTCTATCTGAAGAAGAAATTTTACTAAGATTGTCATAAGTTTCAGAAATCATAGCGATTTCATCAGCAGACTCGTCAATCTCAACTGCAACTTTCTTAAGATGAACAAGAACGCCTCTCGCTAGAGCGTCCAATTCTTCTACATCTTCTTTGTTAGCACCGCCAACATCTACATTGATGTCAACATCTGTACCTTCTGTTTTTAACTTTTCAATTAAAGATCTAATATCATCAATTAGACTTTCCATCTCTGAAAGTCTTCCTTCAACTGCGGTAGATGCATCTTCTTCAACTTCTTCTACTTCTTCTACTGCAATTTCCTCTTCCATGACAGGGGCCATTTCTTCTGCTGCTGGCATTTCAGGTTCCATTTCCATAGGCATTTCTGCAGGCATTTCTGCAGGAACTTCCGCTGGAGCTTCTTCTTGTGCATTTTTCAATAACAAAATTGTATCTTCCAATCCATGTGCTCTAACATACTTACAAATTCTTTTACCGTAATCTTGACTCTTTAACCAACCCCAGTTTCTTTCTACTTTGCTTCCAAAGATATCAGAAGCTGTAACTGAAATAACTTTTTCTTCACCTGCAAAAACTTCAAAACGTGTACTTCCTTTGTCAAGATCTCCACCTTCTGTTTTCGCATATGCGAGTTTTGTCTTTAATCCAGGTCCAGAATAAGCTGAGCTCTTTGTTAAACCTCTATACTTTTCTGCTCTTTTTAACATTTCTTTTGTTTGAGCGTCTCCAGGAAAAAGACCTGTTGTTCCACCCATGTTTCCAGTTTGCTTCATTTGCTTATCTTCATTATTTCTAATGTTATTATTAGCAGCACCTTCATCTTTATAGGTTTTAGGTTCAACTCCCTCTGATCCACCTTGATAATAAGCCATTCTCTTCATAGCTCTTTCTTGCAAGTCAGCTCTTGAAAGCTTCTCTTTTTCTGGAACATCATTAAAATTAGCATCTGTTTGTTTCATCTGCTTATCTTCGTCCCAGTATTTTTTAGCATCTTCTTCAATTTTTTTGAAGTCAGGAGGCTCAACACCTTCTGCTCCACCTTGATAATATGCCATTTTTCTGCGTAACTCAGCACGCTTTTTCAATCTTGATTTATTCATGTAATCCTCCAATAAGGTTTTGATTGAACTTTTTATATTGTTCTCAGAAGCTAAAGAAGTTAGCTCTGTATTATTATCTACGTTAACGTAACCTAGTAAATCATCCTGATTAGACTCATCTAAAGTTGAGTTCTCAGTATCAACAAATTCAGTATTAGAAACCATACCATTCATAGGGTTGCTATAAGTTAAATTAGCTTCCTCTAAATCTTCTGGCTTGTAATTAATACTATCATTTCTTTTGTCAGAAATAAGCTCTCTTGCTTTGTTCTGTAAATTTTTGGACAGTTCAAAATCACCATTATCTCTGGCTATTCTTGAAGACTCCATATAATTTCTAACTTCATCAGATTCTGTCGTTAGTTCTATATTTTCATTTTCTGACTTTTTAATTAAATTTTTATTACTATTGAAAAATGAAGTTATGATTTTATTTCTTTTTTCCAAAGAACAACCATCTTTACCGCAAGCGGTCTTCATTATTCCATCTAAATGTTGAGCTTGATTTAAACTAAGTTTGCCAAGCATAGTGTTTACATCATCAATTCCATTGTTTATAAACTCTTGCTTATAATTATTTAAAGAGGCAATACACTTTAACAAAATAGCTTGTGGTTCTGCAGGTTGAACAACCAAAGAATACTCTATTGGTTTAAGTCCTACATTTATTTCTCCCCAAGCTGACCTATTTCTAACATGATCACAATATTGATCTGCGGTTTTTGCAATGTTACCGCAAGTACTACAAACCGAATTCTCTACTGCAGTACCCATAGATCCATATCTAACTATTCCTGTTTGAACCTTTCTAGCTAAGTCTGGGTAGTTAATCTTATCTAAGGCACACAAACCTACAACTTGCTTGAATTTTTCATCATAATGTGTGTCTAAAATAATTCCTCTTATTCCATCTACAGATGATGATTGGTGATCTTTACATAACGGCAAACCAACCCATTTCGAAGTTGCTTTTTTTAATTGACATTCTGGAAAAATATCATTATTGTTATTTTTATGTGGCTGTACATTACCATGCCACTTCCAGTTGTCATCAAAATACCCCCAAGCAGCATCTCCATTTGCCAATTTCTTAGGCAAACCATCCTCATCTATAAGAGATGACTCTGCAGATTTCAAAAAAACTATTGAAAAATACAAAAAGTCGTCACTCTTAGGTGAAATTCTTTTTAAGGAGTCGGCAAGCTTGGTTAGATTACCTACAATCTTATCATCAGCGAGAACTTTTTTGATCTCGCTTTCTTTAACTTTATTAAAACTAAAAGTGTCTTTACAAATTTTATTAAACATAATTATTAACTCACATTCTATATATACTAATTAGCAAACTTTTGCTTTTGTGTAATTTTTTTTTACTTGTCCGAAATTATTGTTTTTCCTAAGATATTTGCATATATAAATTCACGCATTCTCTTAATGTTTAGTTCCAGATCTTCTAATATCTTTATGGCATCATCCGTATTCTTTTGCAGTTTGAAGAAAAAGTCCATTGTGTCGGTATGGTCGACCAGCTCAAATACGTCTCTTACTTTAGATGAGCAGTTTCTTGTAGATATAACTATAGTTGAATTTATTTCATCAACCTGTCTTACATCTTTTATTTTATTCATAATTTGAATACATTTTTTTATTTCTAACAATATTGCCTTATATTTTTCAGAAAGTCTTTTTACAGATTGTTTATACTGGCCTTTGCTTGATTTTATAACATCAAACTTGTCTTTAACTTTCTCATAGGCATTTTTATTTTTATTTAGAAGTTTTTTAAATCCAAACATCTTCTTTAAGCACTCCTGATAAAGCTTTAAAACTTCTTCAGATGACGATTTTATTTCCTTCTCTATATTAAATTGACCATATTTCTCTAACTCTTCATCCAAAATAAAAGTATTTGAAGCCAAAAACTTATCTCTTGCAATTTTATGAAGATCGTGTAAGCTTTCATTCTTAGACACTCTTAATACCTCGTAATTTAAGCTTGGGATTCCTGACTTCATTAAAGCTGATTTAATCAGTATATTTAAAGAATCTTCAGACATTAGACTGCTATATATAAATATATATTTATCATAAGTAACATCTTTAAGTATTTTCTTTTTAGACTCTTTAATCATAGAGTGTATTCTTATATCCCGATTATTTGTTTCTTTTATAATGTCTGAATTCTCTACATAATTTTTAGAAAATTTTATATTTTTTAAAAAATCCTCAACAGAATAATCTTGTTCTAAAACTTCATCCAAAGGAATCATTAAAGCATTCTCTGGAAAGTCTTCAACCATAATATCATTAAAATGATTTGTCTTATCTGAAAAAGAGACTCTATCTCCCTCTTCTATTCTAGCATTATCACAGTATCCACCAGGTATCTCTAAAACATATTTTATCTCTGAGCAACCATATGTGCCAAGAGTGTTAGGCTTTATATTTTTGCTTATCTTTTTAACATTTTTATTTTCATCTATAAATAAAATGTCTATAGGGAATTTAACTGTACCCATATGAAACATTACATTTTGAGGAACTTCATAAGGGAATAACATCCCGTGATCTCTCTCCAATACATCTCTATCTTGTAAACCCATAGTTTTTTCTGGAATAGTATTTGCAACATCACAATTAAAACCATGTTTGTTAATCTTTACAAAGCATTTGTTTTTAGCTTGTTTTGATATTTTCAAAACAGACTGATTATCTTTTATTATCAATTCTGTCTTCATATTTGTTTTATCTGCCCATTTTGAAATAGGTACATCATAATTGTTTTTAATTTTAATATACAAATCACATTTGCTATGAGCGTTTTTGCAAAAATTATCAAATATGTTTTTATAATCAATTATATCAGAAAAAGTTTTTCTTACAAAAATACTACCTGCATTTATGATGCATCTGCTATATCTAATATCTTCATTCATACAAACCGAATTGTGATTTGACATAGAAAAAACAGTTATTTCGGGATCTATATCATTGACAGTTAATTCGTCAGTAACTAAAATAACTTCTCCCTGATCTTCATCTACAGGAGAAATAACACCGTCTCTGTACGTTGGCTCATAATCATAATTATCTTCTTGAACGTGCTGTGTGAAAGGCTGGTAATTATTGGCATCGTGTTCAAGATATCTATAGTCTGAAAACTCGTTTTCATCTGGAACTTCTTTACCTATTATATCATAACTTACTTTGATAATCATTTTTAATATCCTAGTTTTTTTCTTACTTCATCCAAAACCAATTTTATAAATAGTTCAGGCTTCGAATTTAATATATTTTTAATTAAAGCTAAAGAGACACCTATTGCCGCCCCGCCTGGAGCTCTTTTTTGAGCCATCTCTAAGGGATTGAATTCTGAAAATATTTTATTAGATATGTTCTTATAAGCATCAGGTCTTTTTTCTCCTCTTATTGAATTAATCATTATCTTTATAACTTTAACTATTTCTTCTGCAACATAAAAGGGGTCATCTTCAAGAGTTCCTGCTTTCTTTTTTAAAGATATCTCTGTTATTTCATTAAAAGCATTTCTTGCAGAAGCAGATGAGTTAAAAGAATCATTGTACGAATCTAGATAATAATTTAAAAACTCTTTAGCTTTAGGTTTGATATCCTGCCCACTTTCATTTAAATTTGATATATACTCAGAAAACTTACCAAAGTAATCATCGCTACTACTGCTAAACTTATGTATTAAAAAGTCAATAAAATCTGCCTCTTTTTCCAAGTCTTCTTCGTCTAGCTCGTCAGAAAGATCTATTAGATAATTAACGATGGGTGTGTCATCCGTCTGAAATCCAGATGTAGGCGGGACTATACCTCCAAAGGAGCTCTCAAGGAAGTTAGAGTCGATCCCATCATTTGGAAGTTTCCCATCATACTTCTTTACTTTTTTTACATTATTCCTAGACATATCATTTACCCTTTGGCTTCCAGCTATTTACTTTATCTTTTAAAGAAGAAGACTTCCATTTTTTAGGTTTAAAATATTTGCCCTTCTTAGACTTTATCTTTCCTCTTCCAGCAACTAAATCATTAGGAGTAAAAGTAACCGTATGTCCATCTGGATCTTTGGTTTGGTAAAAAGGACTTGTTGTGGTAGCTTGACCTTCTTTTTTTATTTCTTCGTTTTTAAAAGAAGAATAAACTATAGCGTTAAGACCATCTGTGGATTTGCTGCTACCTTTTACATTTACTTTAATTACTGGTTTGACCTCATCACCATCTCTTAGGCTGGCTTGATCTTCTAATAGCTTTTCAGGGGAACCAAGATAATTATTCAAGTCTGACCTAGGAATGAAAAAAAATACTTTTTTATCAGTATCATCAAAAGATGCTTCTTCAGCATTATCAACTACGTGTTTTTTAAACTCCGAAGCATCAAATCCAAACCTGTTATAAATACTCATCTTACCTGTTGATAAAAGGGTATCTATGAGGACAGACATCTTATCAGAAACAGAAACGCCTCTGAATTTAGCAGAAAAGGCATCGTAATCTTTTTTGTCAAATATTATTGAAAAACGAGCACCACCTGTGGCGGTTATCGTACCTGACACATCCTGCTTAGCCATGAACTGGTGAACTTTCCCCATTTTTCCATTGTCGTATATTCCAATGCTATTTACTTCAGAGCTACCCACACCTGCAGCTGGACTAAAGTCAACCTCTCTGGGGTTCATCTTTGAAACAAGTTCAGATTCTTCTGGTTTCGTTTTTTCATTAAAAACAACCTTTATGCACTCAGATATGCCTTTATCTATAACTTCAAAGCAAACAAGCAGCTTATATAACTGAACAATAGAATCTACAGAGGTATTAGGAGTTACTTTGAATTTTTTAAAGTCATTAGTCAGCTCACTAAAAACATCTTGTATAGCGTTTTTATCTCCAAAAAATAAAATAACAAAACTCAAAACTCTTGACAGGTTGCTTTTTTTCTTGCCCTCTGTTTTCCCGTACATTAAATGCTCTTTATCTACTAAGTTTTTTATAAGATAATTTCTATAAGAAACAAGCTTATCTTTAAACTCGCTTGCTTTAATTTCGGCATCTTCAAATGCTCTCTTCACGCTAGGATCTGCTTTAACAAAAGGCTCATTTATTATTACAGATGACCTTGGTTTGCTTAGGTCTTCTTTGAATCTTTTTAAACTACTTTTGCAACTTTTAAGCTCCTTTAAAATTCTTGAAAATTTAATTAAAAATAAATTATCAAAAGACTCCTTGAAGCTTGTCTGAGATACATCTCCTGTTTCAGATGAACCAAATATTTCTGTAGCTAAAATAACTGCTCTTGATCTTTTTACAACTATACCGTCAGCAGAAATTGCAGATACATCGGCAATTGCCTCTTTAATAGACAACTCATGTCTTTCAGCAGCACCCTTAATAATCTTCTGCCCGCTTATTTCTTTTGTAAAGTCATCACTTAATCCAAAACTTACTGTCATTTTTTATTCTCCATTTTTAAATCAAACCAGGTGGTGGACCGCCAGCATCACCTGCCGCACCGCCCATGTCACCCATTCCGCTGTCTGTACCAGGAAGCCCACCAGCACCCGAGTCTGCCTGAACATCTTCTGGCGGCTCTGGTATGTGAGAACCTGGATCTATACTTACTAATTCCGAAAGACGCATACCATTTAAAATTTGTTGTTCTTTTGAGAACACAGCATCATCTATAGCTTCCTCTTTTAGTCTGGCTCTTTCTTCTTCATAACTCAGACCTAAAGACCTATGCAAAGTTTGAAGTGAAACTTGCTTGTTTGATACGAACTGAGATATAGATTGAACATAATCATTCATGTCATATAAATTCATATGATTAAAGTCAATGTTGGGAACCATCAAAACCTTCTTACCGTTTCTATATTCAAAGAAATCTTGTATTTCGCATATTGGAGCGAAGATTTTTCTTTCCAGCCACTTCTTTACCATGTTTCTAAATATATCATATCTTTGTCGAAGAACCTCTAAACCTACAGAAGAAGAAGCATAAGTTGCACCCTCTTGATCCATTAAAGCTTTCGGAACCATAAGCCCTGTATAAAGATTCGCTACAATTTTTTCCCAGTCACCACTTATATCTAAAACCCCGCCAGAATAACCGACTCTCTCTATAGCAACATCATTGTGAGTTACAAGTTTGAAATCTTTATCATACTGAGCTTCTTCTAATATATGTCTAAAAGACTCCAGATCAGACTGAGAAGGTCTATAGTCATTACCACCTAATTTAACCAAAGTCAAAGGGTTTATCATTCCATCTGCCTGTGCAAACTTAGACTCCCTTAATTTGTCATATAACATAATATCTTTATAAACAGATACAATTATACTAGTGCCCCTAATATCATAAGGAGAACTTAAAAGCTTCAGGTGAGACAAATTAAAATTATCTAATGGTATATTGTGACCCTTTTTAACTGCAGCAATTATATGGGCAGGTATGTATTTTTTCAAAGCAACATCGGCAGGAAGGTTTGATTGAACTAATCGCACAAGACCTGCATCGGGTCTAAGTGATGCCAAAGTTTCAGATCCTATAATGCTCTTTTTAACGTGAACATAGTCAGGATTTAAAATAGTTACTCTATCCCACATCCCCTGTGTTTCATCAAGCTCTGCATAACAAAAAACCTCTCCAAGTTTCCAAAACTCTAAAGCTGCACCATATACTACTGAATATAAATCAATACGCTCTGCCATTTCCTGAAAGAACTGTTGAACTTTCTTTGATTCACAGGTTATATTTATTTTAGAAATAGGGAAAGAAGCATGTAAGTTTATTGCATTTCTAACTAAAGGATGAGTATCGTAATAAATTCTATTCCATGCGTTCATGGTAATTCTATCACGGGGTAAGTTTAAATTTGAAATCTGAAATAATGGAGAATATATCTCTGGAGCCATTCTGTCAGTCTGAGATGAACTAGTGGGCTGACCCATAGGGCTAATTATAGATGACATCTTTTGAAAGCTTTGATTTTTAAAATTTGGAGAATGAGCAATACTCCCCGTGGCAATACCCAAACCTTCATTTTCTATTATTTGGTTTGCAGAATCTGTTATTTGAGCTCTTCTTACATTAGATAAGGATTTACTTGCTTCCATTCCCACACTATTTAAGTTTTTATTATTGGGTCTATTAATTCTTCTTGTACTCACAGTTACTCCTAAAGTATGCTTAATTATTATACTAAATAATAATATAAACCTATTATAATCATATTTAAACTAAAATCTTATTTTAGCTATAGTTGCGGTAGGTCTTTGTTGTTTTTTTTCAAAGCCAGGCTTTACTGAAAACCCTTTTGTCAGATCAAACTTGTAAGCCATATAAGCATACATTAAAGACATCAATCCATCATTTGGTCCAGAACCCTTTACGTAGGTTTTAAGGGGGTTGCCCGCTACAACTTTTTGTTTTACTTCCATAGAAGTACAGTGATCTATAAGCCATTCTAAGTGCTCATATGATCCCCAAGGGAATCTTATTTTACCTTTTCTTATTAAATCAAAAATCTCTTCAATTAAAAGATCTTTATTATAAGTTATTATTAATTCATCTGCTCTAAACTTTAGAGGCTTTATAAGAGAGCCTGAGCCTTGAGCTCCAAGAAACTTATCTCCATACCTTAACTGCAAGTCGTGAACTACATCTTGACCAAAGAACCAGTCAGACACTCCTCTTTGTACACCAAACCGTCTAAACATTTCAAAAACCGTTTCTTTTTTATAAGAATACGTATTTTTTCTAAGCTTGTGTGCGTGTTCAATTAAAAGGGTTCCGTCAGGCATAGCAGAAAGAACAACGGCACAAGAATATGATTGTCCACCTGTTGAGTTTTTATCATCATTTTTCCCACCCCAGTCTAAGCCAAGGTAAGAGGTTTTCAATTTAGGGTCAATAGATCTTGCAAAAGTTCTATCTTGATCTCTGCATCTTTGGTAAATGTCAGCCTTTGTTATAGGCATACCATAGCCTGAATAAAACTCTCCGATTACCTCATTATGCCATATCCTATCTGTTTGAGCAGGGTTGTTTTTAGGCATCAAATCTAATATGTTCTCTTTAGAGAAGTAAGGTATATATAGTTGGTTTATATGAAAGCCTACAAACTTATAATCTCCATTTGGCTTTGAAGAAACCCACTTGCCTAGATCTATAGATTTGGTTTTGTGCTGTTTGTGACCACAAAGAGGACATTGTATTGTGAATTTTTCCAGCCAAATCTTCTCCCATCTGTTATCTCCAGACAAATAAAACGGATAAGTCCCTTCACAAGACTCGCACCCCAAGTGATAGTATCTTTGATCTGACATATCCCATATTGTAGAAAAGTAAGAACTTTTTTCTTTAGGTGTTCCAAAGTATACCTGAACACCTTTACCTACTGGGCCATATTTTGATGCGGTAAGGATTTTTGTGGCATTACCTATACCTTGGGCATACATATCTTGGCAATTGTGAGCTATAGGTCCCCCGCTGTTAGCAGAACTCTTTCTTGGAGTTAATATAAAATTATGATTATCCTCAACCTCTATATCAAAAACTTCTTTTTCTTTGTTTATGTCAAAAACTTCATCAACTATAGTATAACCATATTCGTTATTTTTACTGCCCCATTCGTATTTACTTGCAATGTGTTTGTCTAAAATCTTATATTCCATAGACTTATGAACATAAGGCGCTATTTTTTTGCTCAAACTTTCAAATCCATCTTTGTTAAAATAAATGGCGCAATACTCTTTGTCTCTGTTTTTGTGAAAGTATTTTTTATACTTACAATTAATACCCATTGATTTTAATTTTTTTACAATTCTTTTTTGAGAATCCTCATCAAAAGAAGACGTATAAAGGGCTCCTGAGCCATTTTTATTCCACTTCTTTATGCAACTTCCATCATCCATAAACCATATAGCTAAACCTCTTTCGTCTAAACGATCCAATACTTCTTGAGGACAAAATGTTTTTACTTCAGGAATATCTATATCAAACCCGAAAGCCTTTGTAGAAAACCTGCTTGCAGGTTTTTTTGAAAAGCCATTATTTGCAATTTTCTTTATATTTACATCAAACATATTTGATTTAAAGTTACAGTACTCCTCTTGTTTTTCTCCGTGAACAACAATTAATCTGTAAGTTTTATTTTTTATTTTTCCAATATGACCATCTCCAAGAAAAGAACCTAAAATAATCTGCTCCTGATCATCGCTGTTAGATCTTGTATATTGTAATCCGTCAGTTTTTGATAACATCATATCTCCAGAAACCAAATCTTTAGCCTCTACCCAGCCTCTTTTTGTCAAAAATCTATGATTAGGCGTGCATTCTATCTTTCTTTTTCCTGCTTTTATTTTTATTATCTTTCTTTTTCCCTTATTCCAAGAATTTAAAACTTTTTTGTACTCGAAAATCTTTAAAGATTCGTTAAAGCTTAAAACCATAGGAACTTCTTTTTTATCTAAAAGAAGTTGGTGGATTTTTCCTATTTTCATTTTTCCATTTTTTGTAAGTATACATTGATCATAAGGAAAGCACTCATCAAAAAAGATGACATCTGCTGTCATACCACGAATTCTATCACCATCCATACCAAGAGAGTCTACATATAGAGTTCCTGTTTTAAACTGCTTCATTGTTAAATTATCAACCGCATTAACAGAATTCAATTTGTTTTTATTTATAAAATCAGATTTTGAGGTTCTTATCATACCCTCTAGCTTATCTTGAGAGAACTTTTTAACCTGAGCCAAAGCAGGAAACAGATGAACAACTCTTATCGGTGGCTTTTGAAATAAGCCTGAATTTGTAAAATATAAATCTAAGGCTCCAGCCATCATGGTTGCACCGACCTGACGACCCTTCTTTATAACCACGGGCTTACCACCTTCAAGTGTTGCTTGATGGGCAATATAGCGATAGACATCGGTCATAAAGCGCCAACCATTATCTATAATGTTGAATTCCATACCATCGATGGTTAGATTATTTTTAACAAATCTAGCGGGATCTAAATTTAAAAAATTCTCTCTAACATCTTTAAATAGTTTTAATTCTTCTTTTAACTGGTCATTTTTCATATAAACTTAACTGTTTTTAATATTTTTTATTTTTGATATTTATACATTTTAAAAGAGCCAGTCTTTTTAATTAACTCAAAATCATCTTCAGGAAGAGAAACTCTATATTGATTATACCCCTTAACCTTTACAACATCTTCTTTTAAATCATTTCTTACAGAGATATATGCAACACCTCCATCATTCA